ATTGAGCGGTTTGTTTCGACGATGCGCAACTTGGATTGGGCCAGCCTATTGACCCTTGATGGGCTGAAGGCCGCTTGGAAAAAACTCTGGGGGGCGATCAGCCCCGTGAATTGGGCAGACTATATATCTGAAATCGACTGGCTCACATTGCTCGGCAGTGCCTTCCTTCTAAGCCGTCTTATTCGCCCAATTATCTGGACCGCCAAGCTTATCGGCGCACCTATCAAATGGGTGCTTCTGGGGGGCAAATTTTTGTTAAGTTCGCTTATTACGCCGATTGCATGGGGCGCGAAGCTCATTTCCAAAGTGCCATGGCTTAACCTTGCGGGCGGCGGTAAGAAATTTGCGCTTAAAGGCCTTGTGACAGCGCTTAAGTGGGGCGCGCGTCTCATACCTGGCATTGGCTGGGCTGTCTTGGCCGGTGAGCTTGCATGGCATCTTCTGATTAAGAAAATTGATTGGTCTCAATTTGAATGGCTGAATTTTAAGTGGTCTGATCTACTGCCCGACTGGAATTGGGATGATATCATTCCGAGCTTTGATTTGGGTAAGATCTTTGGTGCCGGACAACCTAGTAAGGTCATGACGATTGACCAAAAGCGCAATGCCCATAATCAAGGGTTATCTCGCATGTCAGGTGGCCCATTCATCCAAGAACGTGCGAAGGGCGGCAGCTTTGGTCCCGGTTGGCTTCTAACGGGCGAAGCGGGGCCTGAACTTGAATACCGTACACAAGGCGGCTTTATCGCCCATAACCGCGCGCTTACGCATATGGTGGGCATGTCGCGTACCACCTTACGCAATGCAGCTCTTGCCGCATCGATAAGCGCAGGTGCGGCGCTACCTGCGGCAGCGCTTGATGGATATTCAGGGCATGATGAGGCGGCTGGCGCGCGTTATCTGGCCTCTAAAGGCAGCGGAGCTGATGCGCGCGGTCCGATCAAGATTGAGATGAAATTCACAGGCTCAATAAGTCAAGACACCCTTCCAGATCTTTACGAGTTCAAAGATGCGCTGCTTGAAGAAGTTGAGGCCTTGCTGGAGGACCGTTCACATAGTGCAGAACGCAGGGGGCACAATTAATGCTTGGTTTATTGGGAACATCTGTCATTGGCGTGGATCCACTCACCGGCCCGACACGCGACAGCGAAGATGTGTCGGCGCGTTTTGCGCGTCATGACCTGGTACGTGGTCCGGCATCCCTACAAGATTTGGGGAATGAGGCCGCGCAGCGACAATTGCGGTTCTTCTTTGATGAGACGTTTTGTGAACCAGAGGCAGAACTTCAAAATCTTAGGCGGGCCTTTGAAGGTCGCTCACGATTGCGGCTTTTGCTAGACCAGAACGGGTTTAAATCAGGCGTCTATTTAATTGAGCGCATGCGAATTGAGCGTCAGAAAATGAGCGCAACTGGACGAATGACACGCGTCGATATTGAAGTGGAGCTTTTAGAAACGAGCAGCAGCCTTGGTGCCATTTTGGAAGGGGCCGCGAGTTTGGTGCGCGCATTGAATAACCCGAGCTTGAGGCGCAAATCATGAGCGAACAATTTTTGCAACATATCACGCGAGACGGGGATCGCTGGGATCTGATTGCCTTTGACTACTATGGTGATGCCAGCCTTATTGCTCCGCTCCTTAAAGCCAATGCCGAACTTTTAGGGCATCTTGATAGGCCAAGCCCGCTTGTCTTTGACAAAGGTGTCACGTTGCGCGTTCCGGTTCTTGATGTGGCAACGACACAGCAATCTCAACTGCCGCCTTGGAAGCGTTTGACATGATCGCACCGAAAAAACCGACGGTCAGTCTCACGGTTGCTGGGGTAGTCATGCCTTGGCAAATCGGAGGCGACCTCAAAGAGTTTACTTACCGCGATGTCCATCATGGCGAGGTTGACGAAATCAGCTTTAAGCTGGCTGATGGCAGAGGCCTTTGGCGTGGCGATTGGGGGATTGATGCTGGCACCCAAGTAAGTGGGCAGATGGGCTACAGCGGCATTTTCGGCCCACTTGTTCCCTGCGGGCTTTACACGGTCGGCGAATCTGAGGCGCAGGGAGATGGGCGTGGTGATATTTGCGTGGTGCATGCCCAATCGGCATTCACTTCAAAAGAGCTACGCACCAAGCGCTCAGAAGCTTTTGACAATATGGCGCTTAAAGATGTGCTGGAAAAAGGTGCGGCCCGACACGGGATGACCCTGTTAGGCGATGTGCCGGATTTAACATTTGAGCGTCTTACTCAGACCAAGGAAAGTGATCTCACATTTTGGACACGAGTTGCGCGGGATGTGGGTGCTTATTTTTCCGTCAAGGGTGAGCAGCTTGTCTTCACAAGCCGTGCCTCCATTGAAAGTTCTGAGGCGGTGCGGATTTTTGAACTTGGCTCTGCGGGCCTGTCACTTTCTGGGGCAACGTCGCTCAAGCGCTACACAGTGCGCAAGTCAACCCACAAGCTCTACTCCAAAGCGACGGGCAAATATCTTCACCCCAAAACCGGGGAAGTTCTGACGGCTGAGATCAGCGATCCCCGAGTTCCCTCTGGCGATACGTTGAAGCTCACAGATCGCGGCGAAACCAAAGCTCATATCGAACATATGCTGGCAGCGCGCTTGGCTGCCGAGAATGACCGTCTGGGGACGGGCAAGCTGACGCTTGTTGGCGATCCCCTTCTCTTGGCCGGGCAAGTGGTTTCTTTGGGCGCGAGCTTTGGCACATATGCTGGGCGCTGGCTTGTCACAAGCGCGCAGCATCGTTTTACCAGCGCGGGCTATACGACCGTGATTTCAATCAAGCTGATTTAGGAGCGCGTCCATGGGGCAGATGAAACGAGGCATTGTGGTTGCAGGGCGCGGCTCTCAGGTGAAAGTGCGCTTTGAGGACGAGGACGGGCTGATTTCCCCGTGGTTGGACATGGCGCAAGCATCCACCATTGGGAAGCAATTTTACCGCCGTTTTAAGGTCGGTGAACTCGTGCGCTGCTATTTGGACGAAAAGGGCGAAAGCGGCGAAGCGTTCTATGCCATTTACAATGATGCCGCCCCGGCTCCTGCCGATAGCGATGATGTGCTGCATTTTGTGATGCCGGATGGGGCTGTTGTTGTCTGGGAGCCGGGCAAATTTACCGCCACTGATGTCGGGGGAAATAGCTTGACACTTTCAGGTGGTGCATTCGTTATTGACGGCAACGTGACGATCAATGGCAATGTGACGATTGTGGGCGGCTCTGTGACGCATAACGGAAATAACATTGGCGATAGCCATACGCATTCACATGGTGATCCAGCCGGACGCACGAGCGGTCCAAGCTGACCCCACCTAACTCTGATCTCTAAACTAGTTTAGGTAAGGTGATGCGGTCTAGCTTGGCATAAATTTGCTATGCTGGACCGAAACGATATTCCCTTTGCTCATTGGCAAATGAAGCGCAACTCCGACGGAACTGCGGTACTTGGCGCAATTGCAACTGAGATGGATGATCTCGCCCAAGAAATCCGCCAGTGCATTTTGACACCTAAGCGCTCGGTGCCGCTTAATCCAGAAAAGGGCTGCGATCTGGATGCTTATCGGGATCGCCCGATGAATATCCGCCAAATGTTTCTAGCCGCTGAAATCCGCGAGGCCTTAGAGCGGGATGTGCCACGAATTGTGGTGCGCGATATCGCAGTCACAACGGGGTTCACGGAAATCGGCATAAAGGTCACTTGGTCCCCTGCCGAAATGGTGATGGAAGAATTTATCGAAACGGAGATCCAGTATGTCCTCTGATCTCCACCCCATTCATGAGCTGCATGCGCAAGGTGCGCCCAAGTTTGTAGAGGCCGAGGCCAGCATCTTGCTTAATCAGCTGAAAGCACATTTTGAAGTCGCGACTGGCCGCACCCTTTCTCCCAGTCAGACAGAAATGTATCTGCTTGAGACGGCGGCCTATATGTTTGCCGTGAGTGGTGCGGAAACCCAGATTGGTTTTGAAAACTGTTTTGTGGCTTGGGCGCAAGAGCAATTTCTTGAAGCCCGTGGCGTGGGGCGCAATGTCCTTCGGCTTACGGCACAGCCAGCGACGACAACGCTTTACTTTGAGGCGGAAGGCCCGGTTGTGGCCGATCTACTGATCCCCAAAGGTACTCGCGTGAGTGACAGCGCGGGACAAGTTGAGTTTGCTACGCTTGAGGACAGCAAAATCACCAAAGGGGAAAGCGCAGTCTTGGCGAAAGCCGAGGCCCTGAAGGTTGGCAGCTTTGGCAATGGGTTGGCTGTGGGGACGTTGATGGCGCTCGTGGATACCGTGGTCGGTATTGCAACTGTGAGCAATACGACGGAAACCGGAAATGGGTCTGACCTTGAGGATCTGGAACGTTACCGGGGCCGTGTGGCATTGGCTTTTGAGCAAATTGGCGATGGGCTTTCAAAGGAGCGCTATCTTTCGGACGTTCTGGCATGGAATGCGCGTTGTGTTGCCGTTGAAATCACACGGCCACAGCCGGGGCATGTCAATATTTACCCGCTGATGAACACAGGTGCGCCCAATACCGAAGAATTGGCATCTTTGCGCGCAGTTTTTGATACATCCAATATTCACCAAGGCGACTATATTCAGGCACTGGCCCCAACGTCGCATGAATTTGATGTTAATCTACATCTAATACTGTCTGATCCACTGGCAGAGGAGCCAGCCGTCGCGGCTGTGAATTCTGTTCTTTCGTCTTGGTCACAATTGCTCGGCGGCTTTATTGCGCCTTCAGAATTGGTGCGTGCTGCTAAGAGTCAGGCTGGTGTAATTGAGGCGCAAATTACAGGCATTGATCTCACCGGGGTTGCGCCGACCGCATGGCGCAAAGGCACCTTGGCCAACGTGACGCATGAGGTGAGATCATGACGCGCAGATGGTCAGATGAAGAGCTTGCACGTGCGACGCCCGCCCAGGCTAAGGATATTCGCGGCACGGCTTTTCTGAAAGCTCTGAGTGAAGTTCTTGGTCTGCGAATTGTCGCCGGACCTCATTCACGTGATCCAGAAACCTGTTCTTCTGAAGTCTTGCCCGCTTTGATCGCTGAATACTCCATGGAAGAGTTCATAGATCCTGCCCTACCTGATGCGTTGAAGCGGGATATCCTCAAAAACCGGTGGCTTCTGCAGTCGCTGGAAGGAAAGGATGCTGGTGTTAAGCTTGGGTTAAATCTGCTCGGTGCAGACGTTACGATTACCCAATGGCATGAGATGGAGCCGCAGGGGGCCGCGAACACACACCGCATCGACGTTATGGTTGAAGATGCCATTTGGCCCGAAGAAGATGGTCGTTTTGGCGCGCGGCAAATTAGTGCCATGTGGCGTATGATCAACCGCACCAAACGTCATTCGCAAGGTACCGAGCTGCGGATTGGGGTTGCTGCAAATCCACGCGCATTCTTGGGCGCTCACGTGGGCATGCAGGTTCGCGCCGTCGCTCCCGCCATAGTTCCTCCGCCGCCTGTTGTGATCGTTATGGACACTAGGGCGCTCATCCCAACAGCACTTCTTTCTGCAACCGCGAGGGCGCAAGCATGACATTTGCAATTTTAACCAACACCGGGCGCAACAAGGAAGCCGCCGCTTTAGCAGCAGGCCAAGCGCTCATTATCACTGAAATCGCTTGGGGAGACGGCTCCCGCATTCCTGCCGGTGGCGAAACGGCATTGGAAAATGAGCAAGGGCGCAAACCCGTGCAGGGATCCGGCACGGTTCCTGATACTCCCAACACAGCATTTTTCGAAATTTTGTTGGATGAAAACGAAGGCCCCTTTGTAATCCAAGAGGTGGGCCTCTTTGATGAGGACGGCGACATGATCGCGGTCGCCCACTACGATCCGCCGGTAAGCAAGCCAAAGGACCACGTCTCGGCGCTTATTCGCACCAATATTCTGTTTTCTGATTTGGAGAACCTCATTCTGAAGGTGCAATCAACAGACGCCTATGTTCCTGTTGAGCGTAAAATTATGACCAACGAGGGCATTACGGGTGGCGGGGATATGTCTGAGGATCGCACTCTAGCCCTTGACTTCGCAAGCGAGACCCAAGCTTTGGCTGGTACGAATACAACTAAAGTTATGACCCCTCAGCGGGTGTATCAAGCGATCCAAGCGTTGGTCATGCCCTCGGCAAATTTTGCCCCCAGTGGTGGCTACGCGAGGCTGGCTGGTGGTCTGATTATCCAATGGGGTTACATGACGCGCTATAGCGAAATAATGGGCGTGACTTACCCAATTACGTTTCCAAACCGTGTTCACACTGTGCAAGTGCAGATGATTGATGACACGCATAACTACCAAAACACTGCGGTGTACCCACTCTATCAAACCTCTCGCAGCGTTTTTACCGTGTTTGGGGATGATGCCGCCGACGCCTTTACTTGGCTGGCAATAGGGAGCTAGGGCTATGGTTAAATACTACTCACACACAAACAAAGGTTTTTTTGATAGCAACATTCACGCTGATATGCCGCAAGACGCCGTTGCAATAACAGAAGATCAGTATCAAGACGCTTTCGCTCATGTGAGCGCCGGTGGTATTTTGCAGGTCGCCAATGGAAACCTGATCCTTGCCCAACTTCCGGTAAAACCGGGTGACAACTATGTTTGGGACGAACCGGTAGGCAATTGGGTCGAAGTACCCATAACGGCAGAACAGATCAAAGCCGAAGCTCACAGACGAATTGTGGCAATCATTCCTGAATGGCAGCAGCGCAATTTGACGGCACAAGCCGCCCAGCTCGCTGAAAAGGGTCGAGCTAATTGGACGGCAGAAGAGCTCGCTGCATGGGATGCTGGCCAAGCGATCTGGGATCAGGTGAAGGCAATTCGCGCGGCCTCCAATCTGATCGAAGCAATGGAGCCAATCCCCACCGACTATACCGATAACGGCTATTGGCCAGACGTATCAACTGAGACGAGTATGTGATGAGTGGATCGCGCCCTTCGTTCCATTATCTGACAAAGGTCCAGCAAGCCAAGTTTGGAAATGGTGTGGGTTCCTATTGGCTACCCAAATGGGTGCAGAAACTGATCACAAAGCCCGCCAGTTGGTTCTTCAGTAGAGCCAACTGGCGGCATCATGATTTTGGACATGTCGTAGGTGGAGATCGTTGGCTTAAAGGCGCAGCGCATCATAACGCAACAAAGGCTTGCCGCTGATAGCGGAGGTCTGGGCGGCGGCCACCGCCCAAAACCACGGGTATGTAGTAAGAGACACAGCCCGCCGACCAAAATGGAAATTATGGCCGTCCGCCCCCATGCATGGGTGATGGCAAAATGAGACGATTCTAAAGCGATGTCAAAAGACGCGATCAAAAGTTCAGAAATCCCAACGGCCCGCCCCGTTGCCCCCTATCTTGGCGGTAAGCGCAATTTGGCAAAACGTATATGTGCCATTATTGATGCGGATACCCATACGACCTATGCAGAACCCTTTGTTGGCATGGGCGGTATTTTTCTGCGCCGCAAAATTCAGCCAAAAGCCGAATTCATCAATGACGCGGGCCGTGATGTCTACAATCTCTTTCGCATCCTTCAGGAGCACTACGTTGCCTTCCTTGATCTGTTGCGGTTCCAACTGACAACCCAAGCGAACTTCAACCGCTTGGTCGACACCAATCCAGATACACTCACGGATCTTCAAAGGGCGGCGCGGTTTTTGTATCTCCAGCGAACTGCTTTTGGCGGCAAGCCTTCCGGACGCAACTTCGGTGTCGCAACGGAGCGGCCTGCTCGGTTTAATCTGACCACACTAGAAGTCGACCTTGAGGCTCTGCATGAACGCCTCTCCGGCGTGACCATAATGTGCGCGGATTATTCTGACTTCATTGCGCGGATCGACCGTCAACACACCCTGTTCTATCTTGATCCACCCTATTGGGGCTGTGAAAACGACTATGGGAAAGCCCTGTTTGAACGGGTCGACTTTGAACGACTTGCGGTTCAGTTGAAAGGCATAAAGGGTCGGTTCCTAATGTCCATCAATGACGTGCCAGAGATCCGCGAAACTTTCGCCGCGTTCCACATGGCAGAGGTTTCGACCACATACACCATTGCTGCCAAGAACGACCGCTCAAACGCGCGCGCTGAGCTGCTGATCAGTAATTTCAAATGGGGGGACACATGAGCCTGATGTGTTTGCAAGGCGATCAGTTGATTATCGTCAAAGAAAGTAAGTTGTTAATCTTCGACAGTCCAGTGTTTGGCCCGAGAAGTAAAGAACGACTCGATTATCTGAATCTGTGCGCTGACGAGATTTGCCTCGGTGGTATGGTCTGTATTGCTAACGGAACCTTTGACAAACGTTACCATCTCATCGCGCAGCGCCGCGATGTCGAAACCTTCTGGGTGCGCTTTGGTAAGTTCCTAGGCCAAACGTTCCGCTATTTTGCCATAGGTCGCCATCAACACACCGGCCATAAAAAGGTTCTTTTTAGATTCGTTCATCTCAAATGGCCTTTCAAAAAGAATCACCTCAAAGGGTGGCAATCATGAGACAGAATGGTTGCGCCCCCTTCAAGATGAAATCTCAAGGCTTTGCTGTTGTGGCCGACTTAGCATTCGGGAGAAACCCTAAAGAATGCTTTTGAACACTTTGACAGAAAAAGGAGAGGCACATGCCAACCGTAGCAATACAACTGACTGAAGCATGGCAAGAGGTTGGCGTGGGGCCCGCGCTTGTCGAAGCAGAAGAAATTGCAAATGTTGCGTTCGGTCCCGTCGCGCCAGACGCCGACACTTCTGCTTTCCACAATCTCAATGAACATCGCGGACAATCTTTGCCATATAGTGGCACCGAGAAGATATTCGCGAGAACATTGTCCAGAAACCCCGGTAAATTGATCGTTACGGAGGGCCTCTAATGCGAGGCCGCTTCGTACCTGGCCGAGCCGCTACGGATGTTGCCGTAAATGGCGGCGGCTTTGACATTGAAACCGGCGCGCTCACCCTGACTGACAACAGCGCAGAAACGCCCGATGTTGTGGTTGATCTTTCGGAACTCAAGTTCCCGATGACGTGGCAGAACCTTGTTTCGCATTGGGACGCGGAGCCTGAGCAGATCAGCACGACCAACGGCGGGGCCGTGTTCAGCTACATGCTGGGCAGCACGACACGCTACAGGCTTGTCCCTGAGCCGTATGATGCCATTCAAGACGCCTTCTATTCCGATTGGGACGGAAGCGCTTTGTCCGGCCTTATCGTCGCGCGAGGAGGTACTTGATATGACCAAATCATTCACCATGCGAGATGACATTGTTATAGTCACGGGGGGCACCGAGGCTGACCCTATTACTATGGTGGACATCCATGACGCAGATACGTCAAGCGGTTGGGGTGTCGTGTCACGTATGGGCGAAAACCTATTTCATATCGCCGTTAATTGGCAGGTCGGCGATAAAATCACGCCAACATTTACCGCCTCGCGCGATGAGGCGGTTACGGTCG